TTGACATCGAGATTCTTGGTAAGGATGGTCGCGCCGCGATTCTTCGCGAAGTGGCTAAAGGGTTGCAAATGCCTGTGGAGGATGTTGTCCCATCTCGGGAGAAAGCTGAATTTCAGGGTCGGATACAAGCAAAGGCTATGCTTGCTGCTGAACAGCAGCAACAAGCGGCTGGTACTCCGGCGTTGCCTGACGGCTCGCCCAAAGGTGGGATGGAAGCCAACACAGTTCAAAGCCGCGCTAGTGGGAGGGCAGCATGATCAAGCCTGAGCCACAAGTGATTAAGGCTCTTGGTATTGCTATTCGCCAGCACCCAGAACTTCTGGAATGGTTGGAAGGATGGTATCGCCACGAGTTGGAATCACTACCAAACGCGGTTAATCAACCGGCAGTGTATCAGGGGCGCTGTCAGGTGTTGGGTGAAATTTATAATTTCGCCAAAGATTCTCCTGCATTAGCGGCAAAGTTATGATGAAACTCGCCGTTTTCTTTAATCACGCACACCGATAGGAGCGTTCAACATGGCACTTCCAGAGCAGATTCGCAAACAGACCGAGGCAGTTCAGGAGTTGTATAAACAACTCAACGGCGACAACAACACAGGCGAGGCAACCCCTCCAGCCAATGGCACTGTTACGCCCGACAGTTCTTCTACAACATCACAACGAGCCGACGAGAACTCTGTGTCGAACGATGCTGCCGCATCTTCGGTATCCGAGCAAAAAACCGAAGGTGGAAATGTGCCGGAAGATGATCCCAATTCTGAGACTTATGCTCAGAAGTGGCGCACCCTTCAAGGTATGTACAACGCTGAAGTTCCCCGTTTGCACCATCAAACTCGTGAACAAGCACAGCGTCTTGCCCAGATGGAACAGTTGTTAGCTACGCTTTCAGCACAACAGTCGGCTTCCCAGCAGCCCCAATCTTCTACTGAGAAACTTGTTTCTGAGAAAGATGTTGAGGAATACGGAGAGTCGCTGGATGTTATGCGTAAGGTTTCCCGCGAGGAGTTAGTCCCCGTGGCACAGCGCCTTGCGCAGCTTGAAAACCTACTTCGGCAAATGCAGACTAATGTGATTCCGCAGGTTCAAGCGGTTGCACATAAGCAGGCTATGAATACCGAACAACAGTTCTGGGCTGATCTAACTGGGATGATCCCCAATTGGCGACAAGTCAACGATAGCGATGCGTTCCAAACATGGCTTCTTGAGATTGATCCGCTGACTGGCATTACCCGTCAGACTTACTTAGAAGATGCTCAGCGTGCATTAGATGCCCGCAGAGTTGGTGCATTTTTCCGTACTTGGCTGGAGTCCACTGGACAAGCCGTAGTTGCTCAATCCACTGGTCGCGCTTCAGGTTCTGAGTTAGAACGTCAGGTTGCACCCGGTCGCTCAAAGAGTACCGGAACCCCGACAGCTAACAAAGGCAAGACGTATTCCCCGGACGACATCAAGGCTTTCTTTAATGATGTTCGCTCAGGTAAGTACAAAGGCCGAGAGCAAGAACGTGACCGAATCGAACGCGATATNTTCGCTGCACAGCGAGANAATCGCATTTCCGTTAACGCTTGATTAGAGGAGTTTTATCATGGGATTTCCCGTAGCCGGAGGCCGCCCGAATTACAGCGGCAACTTTATCCCCGAGATTTGGTCGGGCAAACTGATTGAGAACTTCTATGACGCTACCGTCTTAGCAGCTATCTCGAACACCGATTATGAAGGTGAGATTCGTCAGATGGGTGACACGGTTAATATCCGTACCACTCCTGAAATCACCATCAAGACCTATGTTAAGGGCCAAACCCTTCAGGTCGAAAATCCGGACAAACCAAAACTGCAACTCGTTATCGACAAGGGCGAGTACTTTGCCTGTATCGAGGACGATGTGGATAAGGTTCAGTCCGACATCGCTCTGATGGACACTTGGTCAAAAGACGCTTCTGAGCGTATGAAGATCAAGATCGACCAGCGCGTTCTTACCGATATCCTGCCCGGCATTTCCGCTTTGAACAAAGGCGCGAACGCAGGCCGTATCACCGGTAACTTCGACCTTGGCACCACTGGTTCTCCCTTAGTCGTTACCAAAGACGGCGCATCGACGACCACCCCGGTTGTTGATTTGCTCGTTGACATGGGCACGGTTCTGGATGAGGCTAACTGTCCTGAGCAGGATCGCTTTGTTGTGATCCCCGCTAAGATGGCTGGTTTGATCAAGAAGTCTGAACTCAAAGACGCGTCACTGTCTGGTGATACCACCTCCATTCTCCGTAACGGTCGCCTCGGTATGATTGACCGCTTCACGGTTTATGTGAGCCACAACCTGAACAATGCTTCTGGCAAGTTCAGCGTGGTTGCCGGTCACAAGATGGGCTTCACGTTTGCATCGCAGATGACGAACATGGAAACCATCCGCTCTGAGTCTACCTTCGGTAACATTATTCGTGGCCTGCAAGTTTATGGCTACCAAGTAGTGAAGCCTGAAGCTCTTGCTCAAGCAGTGATCTCGTTCTCGTAATTTATGGGGGGTTAATACCCCCCATTTGTTCACACTTTTCTAGGAGATTGAAATGGCTATTCGTACTGAAGCCCTTGGTTATAACCAAGGCGTAGCTGCGTACCCTGCTAAGGGGCTTGATCGCACTACTTTGATGGAAGTCACGCTGGACTTTGCAAAAATTACCGCTGCTCGTACTGCTGCTGGTGCTACTGCTGTTGGCGCTGGTGATGGTGTACCTGCTCTGGCAATTCCCGCAAAGTCATTGGTACTGCGTGTTGGTGCTGATGTTACTACCGCTGAGGGTGGCACGCTGACCCTTGATGTTGGTGACGGCGACGACACTGACGGCTACCTTGACGGCGTAAACGGCAACACTGTTGCTTCTTACGCTTCGGCTCTGGCTCTGGCAGAGGGTGCTCCCAATACGCTGGTTGGTTACGGCGCTGGTAAGTATTACTCTGCTGCTGACACCATTGACCTGATTACAGTTAACGCAGCCGATGCTGCCGTTATCCGTGTCTGGGCTTTGGTTGTTGATTGCTCATGATGTAAGTAGGGTAGGGGCTTCGGCCCCTCCCTGTTCGGGAGAATAAGATGCCAGTAACTCTAACAGGCTCGACGATTGCCACAACGTACGGGCAGATTTTGCATATTGACGGTGGGCCAGAGGCTACCGAAAAAGTTGTTTATAGCGGCACTGGCGTTGCTACCGCCCTAAAGGTTGGTGTGGGTTCTGTATCTGTTGAAAACATTCAGTTCAACGAAAACACCATTACAACTCTAAACACTAACGGTAACCTCATACTGTCTCCAAATGGCACTGGCTCTGTTGTAATTTCAAAGGCATCTTTTTCTGATCCCTCGCAAACACGGATTAACCTTGGCCTTGGAACAATCGCAACTCAGAATGCGAACGATGTAGCTATTACGGGGGGTGCCATCTCTGGTGTATCACTTTCCGGAACCTTCACGGGATTAACGTCAATCTCGGCAACTACCCTGACGGGTACGACTACTAATGGCGGCAACCTTCGCCTTGCCAGTAATACTCTTTCAAGTACTGACACCAATGGTGATATCACCCTTGCGCCTAATGGCACCGGTAGGGTAGTTACCTCAGTTCTTTCGGCAACATCACCACGCATCATTACCGGTATCAATGATACAAACGGCAATGAACTGGTTAAAGTTACGGCTGTTGCGGATGCGGTTAACGAAATTACAGTTGCTAATGCGCCAACTGCTAGTGGCCCGGTAATTTCTACTACTGGCAGTGACACAGACATTGACCTAAACCTAACACCTAAAGGTGCCGGAGAAGTTAATGTCACTAATATTGATGTGATAAGCGGTAAGGTTCCGTTCAACACCATTACTAATCGTGCTTATGCGTCTTTCTACGATGCAGGTACAACTGACCAAACAGGTAGCACAACAGACCGTACTGCGATTAAATGGGCAACTGCCGCAGTTGCTGGGCTTGGCGTAACAGTTGCAAGTAATAGCCGGATTACGGTGGCCGCCGCAGGTACTTATAGGTTTAACGTTAGCCTTCAGTTTGCAAATGCAGAGAATACCGACCACGATGTAACTGTTTGGTTTGCCAAAAATGGCACCAACATCGCAAATAGTGCGGCTAAAATTACAGTATCAAAATCTTCCGATGGTGGCACAGCGTTGCTTGCGTTTGAAATTTTTGAGGTTTTAGCCGCTAATGATTATGTCGAAGCGTATTGGTATCCAGAAGATACCGATGTCACGTTAAAGTACCAA